GTTTGGTAACGTCCTACCAACTCCACAGTTATGGCATTTGTATACCATATCTGCTTTCAGACGAAAAAAATACCCCCTTGCCTTGTTCCTATGTTTCTGTGAATCACCACAGTAGGGGCAACGGAAGTTGTATAGGTCTGCTTTCTTCTTAACAAACTTATCAAGTCTGCCAGATAGAAGCATTACGTAATGTGCATCAACAAATTCAGACAATACGATGGACGTTTACTACATCCATAGTAACAGGTGGAGATGAGTCTGTCAAGTTTCTTAGGACCGCTTGTCCGATTGGACTAACGATGAAAGATATAACACTAAGAGCACCAAATATAGTCCACATCTTTTTTTCCATGAGTCTAAGACGCTCATCGACTTTTCTGATATCTCTTTCACAACCTTTCTTTATCTCCTCTGCTTTACGATTTACTTCTCTATGAACACTATCTACTTTCTCAAATAATACTGCATCTATTCTATCTTGCTTGTCCAACTTCTCATTATGAACAGCAAGAAGTTGTCCCATCTTTACAGAATTATCCTGTAGAGATTGAACAACCTTCTCCAGTCGTTCTAAGATAGCAGCGTTAACTCCTTCAGCCATGGAAGTTCTCGGAACCTCCTTGCCAAGGGGAATGTTTCTTAATATAATCTACATCACTCTGAGCATTTTCAGATCCACCAACATGAAATGGATTATATCTTGCTGTAGCCATCCTATACATCTTCTCATGCATAGTTACAGTCTCTTCAGCACCCTTCTCAAAGTCAGGTGTTGATTCATGCCTGGATTGATAAGCATCTGCTATCTCTTCTTCAGGTCTTGGATTATCATAGTCTCTTGCTATAGGCATACTATCATGGGGGTGTGGTTTCTTATCATCAAACCATTCATCGTAAGGCATCTCTGGTAATCCCACTTAACTATCTACGTCTTGTTTAACTCCACCCACTTTTGCTTGCTTCTTAAGTTTCAAAGTTTTCTGTTGAAGTTGCTTAGTCATTGCTTGTTTCTTAAGCATAACTTTCTTTTTCTCTATGGCAATCTTACCTCGTGCCATGTCTTGCTGCATTGAATCATCACCTTTAACCTCATTAACATTTCTCATTGCATTCATACGTCTGTCCATCCAATACTTAGCAGCATTTGCTGGAAGGATTCTCTCAATCTCAATACCAGGTCTGAGTTTAGGCATGATACTCATACGTAATTTCATCCTAAGTTCTGCTGGATTACTAGCAAAGATAATAGTTTCACCTACATTAGGAATCTTAACTTTGTATTGGAACAGTCGTGATCTTTCACCACTAGGTTCAGCATTCTCCTTCAACTTATTGTCTGGATGAACAAGTTTCTTCTTATCCTTTACTTTGGCACGAAAGTTTATTCGAGGAGAAACACCTGCTACAGGACCAGAGGCATCTGCCTTCTCACTATATCCTGCTGCACTAGGAGTAGAACCAGTCGTCATTAAAGTCATATCTTAGTAAGCTCCTCTGTTACGTCTTCATCAACTTCCAAATCTGGAAGCATTCCTATAGGGTATTTATTCAAATAGATTAGTATAGTCTTCAATAAAGACCAATACTCCCTTTCTAGTCTAAAGAATAGAAGGGGAGTAGCTGCTTCACCAAAAACATTATAAAGTATGATGAGATGATTTATTATCAGGTGGGTTCTCAAAGGACCACCTCTTACATAACGTTTAAGAAGTCGTTTCAAATATTTAAAACGCTTCATGTCTTCATCAAAATCCTCACGTGTAACACAATGAGGATTTTCATAATGCTTTATGGCGAACAGAATGTAAGTTTCCTCATTCAGTTCGTCAAATGTCATTTATTAAGTAGTTGTAATTGTCTTAGTAGAACCAGAACCACCAGCACCGATTGTATCACCTAGAACGAATACCTTATCAGATGCTGTGTTTGTACCAGCGTCCTTAATTGTTCCAGAGATTGTCTGAGCACCAATAGTATGTACCTTACTTGCAGCAGCACATGTGAATGTAAATTCAACACGGTTTGTACCTGTCTGTGCAGCAGCAGTAGCAGTTATACTTGCACTGTCTGTAGTGTTAGTAACTACAAGGGTAGCACCGTTAGTTACATCAACTAACTCGTTGTATATAACAACGACAGTTCCAGTTGCAGCAGCAGCGTATGTAGTCTCCTCAAAGAATACAGCAGTAATATCTGCAGCAGCGATGGTATCTGTACCTCTTCCACCTGCACCAACTAAACCATCAACAGAAACTAGAATTTCATCCCAGTATGTTGTTTTAGCTGCGTTCTTATAGTGTCTTAGTACCCAACCGTCTGCGGTTGCAAAGATGTTTGAGGGGTCTACGGCACCACCTCTTACAGCCCACTTAGGCTTTGATTCATCTGCGTCAGTAACTCCCCAAAGTGCCATTGATATTGCTCCTAGAATTGCTTTTTATCTGCTATTATTTATAAAAAATAGGGGTTCAGGACCCCCATTTTCTACCTTGTTTGTAAGGCAGCTTTCACTGCTTCAAACAATTTATCATCAGCAGAAGTCTTAGTAAGCTTAACTGCTTTACCAAGCACTACAAGGCAGATGTCAATTAACTTTTCTCCTAGTTCTGCGTCATCTGGGATCTTCTTTACAGCATCAGAAACAATCTTCGATGCGAAAGGTAATAAAAAACTCAACATAATTATTCACGTGAAATATTTCTCACACTATATAGCACTTAATTGTACTTCTTTTTACCATCTTTTATATAACCCGATCCCTTCTTATCAAAGAACTTTACACCTCTAGGATCTCTAAGAGAAGACCTATCCTTTGCTGCCTTAGCATCCTTCATCATTTCAGCATATTTTTTCTTACCATGCTTCATGATAAGTTTATCTTTCTTTAATTGTTTTTCTTTCTTATCCCTTTGCTTACGGTACTTTTCATCATCCCATGAATCACCATACTTCTCTTTGAGAAGAGAAGCATCAGTAAATTCTTCGGGTATAAACCACTTAAGTAGTTGGGTGAACTTTCTCATGTCTTTATTATACCAGACTATTGGACTATGTGCCTAGTCCACGACCACTTTTATAATTGTCCTCTCCACCATACCTTGCCATAGTGTTGGTATAATCTTGAGTATTCTTGAATCCTGCCTTCTTTGCCTTAGCAGCGTATGCTGCTTTTTCTTTTGCTCTCTTTAGATACTTACCAGTACCAGCAGTGGATTTCTCACCTTTCTTTTTCTTTTGTTGCTTGCTGCCTTGTCCCATGACAGCACCTTTACCATGCTCCTTCCTGATTTTATCAAGAACGAATGATAATGCTGCATCCTTTTTACCAGATGGTTTCTTAGTACCACCCTTGTCGTAACCCTTCTCTTTCTTGAGGCGAGTTGCTTCAGCAACTTCTACCGATTCATTCTTTGATTTAGGTAATTTTTCCCCAACTGTTTTCTTTTTCAAAGAGTAATGAGTATCATCTTTATACTTCTTACCTGCTTTTCTAGCAGCAGCCTTCTGTTTCAGACGATAAGTTTTCTTATGAGGATACGTATCATCTAAAGTTTTACTCATCTTTGGATATGCACTTCCACTATGTCCTGCTTTAGTACCCTTTGTTTTCTTACCTCTATCATCCTGATGTCTTTTTCTTCTCTTTATAGTATCTTCTGCAGGTTTCCCCATACCTGCTGTAGTTGAACTCATAGCTCGTGTAAGATTTCTTCTTGCTCTCTTGCTTCCAGTCTCACCTTCTATAAATGAGTCATCATACTTATGACCCTTACTTTCAGCAACTTCTACCTCTTCATTTCTACTCTTGTTTTGGGCTCTATGCTCTGCTTCTCTGTCTTTCATTGCTTTCAAACCAGGAGCACCCTTCATTCCTTTCTTTCTCATCCATGCCAAAGTTCTCTTCTGAATCTTTTCACCTTCACCAGCGTTAGGATGTGTAGCACCCTTCTTTCTTGGTTCTCCTAATCTTGGACCAGTAGCAACCTTTTCACTATGCTCTCTTCCAACATAATTATTCTCTAGGTACTCAGGAAGTTCCTCTTGTTCTGGAAGTCTAGTTACTTCAGCAGTTCTATCTGACTCAGCAGCAACAACACCAGAACCACTTAACTTCTTCTGAAGTTTAGATGCTCCACTTGCTAACTTAGCTTGTAGTTTTGCTTGTGCTGTAGTAGATTGTGAACCTAATACTGGTTTCTCCTCAAGGTACTGACCCATAGACAATAACATTATCTCTTCCTCACTAACAACCTTCTTAACATCCTTAGCAACTTTAACAGCAGTCTTTACACCCTTAGCAAATCCTTTACCAAATACTCTGGCACCTTGAGTTGCTTTCTTGTGTCTCTTCATGCCCTTCTTAATCCAATCTTTTGCCTTATCAGTAAGATTACCCTTGGGTCTATCAATGTCAGCAGCCTTCTTATCTACCTTTGGAGTAGCAGCCTTCTTAGGTGCTGGTTTTGCTTTTGCTTTAGGTGTTGACTTCTTAGGAGCAGCCTTTGGTGTTGCTTTCTTTACTGCTGCAACTGCTTTCTTCTTAGCAGGTGCCTTCTTCTTTGCTGCTGGTTTGTCATCACCGTAATCGGTAACATCAGTTTCCTTCTTACCATAGGATGCAGCATACTCACCCTTACCTGATTTCTTTTTAGCAGCATCTTTCTTATCGATCTCTGCCTTAACTTGTTTATAAGACTTTGCTCTTACGTTAGCACGTCTTGCTGATCTTTCTTCATCGATGAAGTTCTCTTCATCATGTTCTACAGAGTTATACATATTTCTTTTTGATCCAGAAGTAGTACCACTATATGTAATACCTGATTTGTTTGATTTATTACTACCATATTTTTTCTGAAAGTCTTGCTCTTTTTTTACTGCTTGAGCAATTTCATCTTTAGTCCAACCTCCGTCACCACCACCTTTAATCGAATTAAATCTTCCTAATGCATCACCGACCTCATTACCTCTACGTCCACCTCCAGATGTTGATGTTTTTTGGTAACTAGCAATAGATGATCTGCTATTTCCACCACCAACGTCTAAACTGATACTCTTATTTTGATTTGATCCTTTACCAATTAAAGTTTTTAAATTTAAAGAAAAAGAACCACGTTTATTAGCATATGAATCATAACTACCTACATTCTGTTCACTTACAGGATCTTCTTGTATGGTTTTACCATCTTCATGCTCAACTTCTTGGTTCATCAACTGCTGAAGCATCTGTTGCTTACGCATTTGATTCTGATAGAACTTAGCTGCAGGTGCTACATTTTGTCTGTTACCTAATAGGTTTCTTGCACCCTTCATCACAGGATTATTTGGTCCACCTGATGATCTAATATTTTGTTTATGCTTTTTGCCACCACCAAACATACCAAAGAATTCTTCAATTTTTTCACCCTCTGGTTTATGTTCTGCTGCTAGTGCTGCATAAGGAACTGCCTTCCGATTCTTAATCTTCTTTTTCTGTACTGCTTCTTTGTGTCTTTTAACACCGCCTTTAACAGCATCAACAACACCTTCTACAGTTGGTTCCTTTGAATCATCCTTCTCTCTTCTTTTATCACATTCAATACAAGTGCAATCTTCGCCATGTTTTAACTTGGCTTCCATGCAGTCTTCTTTCTTAGGATTGATTTTTATTTTAGATTTTTTCTCTTGTAGAGCACCAAATGTTAGCATGACTAACCCCCTGCATTTTCTTTTCTACGCTTCGCTGCTTGCTTTGCATACAGACGAGATGATTGCTTCAACTTAGCAACAGCTTTTTCTCTGTTACCAGCAACAGCAGCCTTCCCTCTTTCAACTTCTGCTTTCTTAGATGCCTTAAGTGCAAGGTCAGCAGAGATTTCGGTAATCTCTTGGGCATCATTTTCTACTTCTTCTTTCTTTGACTTCGCTTTAATCTTTTTGTTCATCTTCATAATATCATCGATACTCATATTACCAATACCAGTAAATCCATCCTTAGAAGGATCTGGTTGCTTGGAATGATGTCTATCTTTCTTCTGTTGATCGGGATCTCTTTGATTCCCTTCAGCTTGAACTTCTTCCTTATGTGTCTTACCAGGCATTACAGTTCCATCAGGCATCTCGTGTGCGTTCTTGCCTTTTCCATATGTAATACAAGGATCTTGGCCACATCCACAATTCTTTTTACCTTCATGTATAACATGTTCATGCATTTCAGTAACAAGGATTTCTAAAGATGAAACATCAACATGCTTTTCAATACCATGCTCAAACAAGACATCATAATGAGCAACCTTTCCACTCTCATCAAGATCGTGCATTCCTTTAATACATTGACCTATACCATACTCTTCGTGCTTTACTTTAGAAGCACAATCATGCTTCTTTGAATTTTTCTTCTTCTCTTCCTTCTCCCTCTTGGAGATCTTACCATCTACATCACTCTTTTCGTACCACTTTCCATCACCGTCATCATCTTGCCAACGCTTCTTGGATTTTTCCTGTATCTCTGAATATGCAGCAGACATATCAGGGAGTTCATTTGCTCCGAAAGTTTTCATTGTCATTTTAGTACCTTGTCCTTTTTATTTATCTTCTTTATGAATTCGCCAGGAGTTAAGTTGCGAACATAATTATCTAGTTCATCAGTTCCTATCTCACCAGCAGGTTTAAAATTGAAACCTTTGATAGCAACTTCAGTATTAACCTCTACAAGATCCTTTAACCAAGTACGAAAAATAGACTCATGCTCATCAATAGAGATGACATAATTGCTACCACGACTAACAATCTTAGAAACGATCCCTGTGTTGACGTTCTCGACATAAGTTCCTATTGAAAAGATTTCATTACTGAAGTATGCTTCTCTTAAACCTTGAGGATCTAACTTAGGTGCGATCTCATATAGATTATAATCTAGTTCATGGAAGTCTTCAATTTCTTCTTTGACATTCATGGATTGTCTAAGTGTATTATATAGTTCCTGACATTCTTTTCTACTTAATCCTTTAGGACACCCTTTATAAAAAGTATCATAGTCATCTTCCATAGCTGCTTTACGTTGCTTAGATGCAGACATTCCTTCTACACCATCACCATCTGGATCTCTATCACCTGCAGATGTTACTTTTATATCATCAAAATTATATAACTTACCATTATACTTTGTTGATAAAGAGTTGAACTCACTAACTCTATCACCACCAACTACAATGTTAACACTGCTGAATCCTTCATCATCCAATGCAGTTAGAACATCAAAAATGGTACGCATATCATCATTAGCAACAATATTATTCGTGTGGTCGGGATACGCCTTATGCATAAACTTAACCTTCGTCGAAGGGTCAAGCGGGTTCTTCTTATCATCCTGCGTCCTTGAGGGGTATATTCTATACTCTCCATTTTTAGCTTCTCTTGCTACTTTGTTTATGAGAGCCTCATGTCCAGTAGTAGGTGGATTGAATCTTCCAAATGTAATAGATATGCTACCTTGATCGACCTGACCTTCGCCTCCTTCAGTTTCTTCTCCTCCATTAACCTGATCACCTCCTGCTAGTTCATTACCAGTAAGTTTAACTAATTTCCCTGCCTTACTCATATGGGTTACGTTGCCTCTGACATCGGCATACTTACCATAACCTACGTGAGTAAGATTTAATTTCTCTGCTTCTTTTGCTGCAAATGATCTTTGAGCTTCATGTAGAAAAGCACTAAACTTTTTCATTCGTCCAATTTTTACTGAGATTGAAGTTTGCTTGACTAAAAGTTAGTCTATCTACGATTTTTAAAGGTGTGTCGGAACAGGTTACAAACCCTTCATGCCTTGAAGGTTTGCCATCGATGTAGCATTCAACAGTTCCATTTACATTAATCGCATCGAGTAGACGCTGTTTCAGTTGAAAGATCATATGCCATACTTTAAAAGTCTGAACATTGACTTCTCCCTTATATTTAGCATCTAACGTATCATACATCTTTTTAGGATGCGGAAGCGTACCGTTGCGTACAAAGGAATTGATATGTTTTGCTATTTCGGTGCGGGATTGTGGAACCTTTGCCACCATAAGTGTAGGTAGTATCTTTGCTAAGTGTCTCCATCCTAATGGTGGTTTTACTGTAGCATTATTAGTATCAACAAAGTAGCAATCAGGAGTAGATTCAAGACTAACTCCTATCTTACCCTCAGCAGTAGGACTAAGTTCAGTATACTCTGTATGAGGTGCTAAAATAATTTGTTGAGAAATCGGAGTGGCAAACTTATACTGAATAGTATTAGGGGTATAAACACTGCCCCCACCGACACCGATCCAATCAGCTTGGATAATACGATTGATACGAGGAAGGTAATCAAAAGCCAGGCGAAGAATGTCCCCGACAGTACCTTGATGATTCTGATCAATGTCCTCATGACTATAATTGATTTTAATTTTTCTTTTATTAAAGACTGACTTAGTACCAACAAAGAACTTACCATTCTCAGGGTTAGTTCCAAACACTATTGCAGGAGCACCGTCCCACTTAACAGACAATCTAGTAACTGTCACCAGTTCCTTGATAGCATCTATTGCAACCTTACGTCCTTGAAGGATTGAATCTTCTGGATGTTCAAGGTGTTTGTTGGGCATCTCTATCGTCTCTGATACCCATATTATACTGCAGCCACAGGCTGTTTTGTATCTCATATGTGCCAGTTTATCAATAGACCTTAGCGTAAGCACTAGAACGAAAAGTGGTTTTCATAGTATTTGAAAATCCAGCACCCAACCAGTCTGCACCCATCTCATTTTTAGTCATACCAGTTGTTGAACTGATTGCTGCAGCAAGTTCATATAGGTTCTGTATAACCCTCTTCTGAGCAGCAGCATTAGTAATTCCACCTACTGCTATACCAACTTCACCTGCTCTTGCCTTACTCCATAGACCAGCACCAGTGAATTTATTTCTAAAGTTTGCTGGTGCTCTACCTATAGTATTCCATATTTCTTCAACATAATTACCAAGTGGTACTGTATATGGTTCTAATTCTTGTTCTGAATGTCTTGCTTTTGAACCACCAATTATATGAGTAGAATTAAACCAAGGGTTTGTTTCAAGTTCTAGTTCATCTGCATATTTCCTTTGTATAGTATTCAACTTTCTAACACCCTCTCTACTGGTCTGATTAATAACTCTCTGAAAGTTTGCAGCACCTATGTTACCCATCTTTGCAGCAGCATAAGACTTACCTAATCTAGTCTGTGTATATTCTAGTTCTAACTTTTTATTATCAACATGATATTTAATTCTTATATGCTTTTCAGATCCTGGTACAACTGATCCTTGTACATTCTCTGCTCTTCTTGCTCGTGCTGCTTCTTTTAAAGATTGTTTTCCTTGGGGTAATGCAATAGTTTCAACAGTGAAGTTAATCTTCATGTCTTTATTATCTTCAGTGAATTCTATCGTAGGAAGGTTTCTCCTATTCAAAGAAAGTTGTTGTACATATTCTCCTGTATTGATCTCATCTATATGAGGAGGATACGTATGAGGTTTCTTTAAAGATATTGGAAGTATATCTCTACTTTTAAATTCTGCTGCTATGAATTGATTAACAACTTCTAAAGAAGGTCTTCGGTTAGAAAACCTAGAGTTCATAGCACGCATATCTGCAAATCCTTTTCGACTTATAACCCACATGTCAGCAGGATTCCATTTATCTGTACTAGCTGATTGTCCTGTTCTTAGATACTGTGAATACGGATTATTAACACCTGTGCTACCTTTACCATATACCTTATCATTAATTATTTGATGTTGTTGAGTAATATTATACTTATCCTTTAAGAATTTCATATTCTTACCTTGAGCATTCACCCACCAAGTATTAGTAGCAGACATTTTTGCACCAGGATTTAATGGTCTGGCTATAAAATCAGCAAAATCTCTTTGGAAAGATGTATTGTTAAAGGATATATGTGATTTAACTATAGACTGTAACGACCTAATAGTTCCCATATTCAATCCACCATGAGGTGTCAATGCCCACTTCCCACTTCTTTTAACTTGTTGAGGTAGAGGATCTAAAATTATATCCTCCATAGTCATTGCTCTATTTCTCTTAGCAGCAAATGCCAAACATAATTGTGCCAGTACTTCAGATGCGGTTTCAGTCTGTATTGCCATAAGTAAACGCAGGTCTCCACTGACTATTTAGATCTGAGATGATCATTAAGTAAATAAAACCACACTATACCCAATACCATTACAACAAATAATCTAATAGAATCGGGTGAAGTGTCAATCATATCACCATACCATGTTCTTCTCTAAGTATTTTCTTATAAGGACCATCAGGATTAGCATCAATAACCTCTTGTACTAATCTCAATTTGTCATACAATTTCTCACAAGGGTTTTCACTACCACGACATTTCCAAAGTGCAGTAACAATATAATCAAACTCAGTCTTGTCTATCGGTAAGTCCACTTTTAATGTCCTCCAAAAAATAATGTGTATCAATAAGACTATCCACTTTCAATAGCATGTCAGCAATATGTTTTGAAACATAAGAGTCTTCATTACGTGCAGCAAATGCTAATGCATTACGTAAATCTTCTTGTGCATCTCTCAATGATTCTTCTACTTGTCCAGATAATGCCATTACAAATCTCCTTGTTTACGGTTTTCAGAATAGTGGGCATCAAATTCCCCACCAGGATATCTTGATTTTAGTTTATCTATATTCATTTCAATAACCTCATCAAGAGATATATCTAATGCCATACATGCTTGCATAACATACCACATGACATCACCTAGTTCACGTTTAAGGTGAAATAAATTCTCATCATTAACTGGTTTACCTTGAAAGACCATCTTCTTAATGATCTCAGTAAACTCTCCTGCTTCAGCACTCATACCGAGAGCAGCAGTTAATAGTCTTTCAATGGGAACACCATTATCACCTGACTGTAGTTCAAAACATCTGGAATTAAAGGAAATATAATCCTTAGATTCTTTAGATGTAACTGCGTCTACAAACTCAGCATACTTTTTAAGATCAATCATACTTTAAATCAACAAACTTTTGTTTAGCAGTGAAATTTTTAACAACTCCTGCATCTTGACCAGAATCTTGAATGTCTGTTTGTGCAGAATCCTCTACATCATACAACCTCATCTTCGCTCTGTCAATACCTACGCAAAATCTTTTATTCATTGTAGGATCATTATATCTATTCTTTAATTGCTTAACCATTATTTGATTCATCTCTTCCAACTCTTCTGTAGAAATAAGGGCAAACATAAGGTCAGCAGTAGCAGGGAGTCCAAAAGATTCAGAGGTGTCAGTGAGGTCAACATCACTACTACCAAAGCCGCTACGAGTAGTTTGAGTGGCAGATACAATCGGAACGTTCGTCTCAACTGCGAGACCCCTAAGTTCTTCTGCGATTGCTTTGACATAAGTATAAGAATTTACAATGGATCCTTTGTACCTTTGAGAGGCACAAATATTTAAGTAGTCTACGAATATAATATCAGGTTTAATACTTCTCTTTAATGCAAGTTCACCTAGCAATGCTTTGAAATGTCCTACATGTGCTGATGCAGTAGGGTATTCTTTAATAATTAATTTGCCTTGTGTTTTCTTAGCAAGATTTCTTATCTTACTATCAAACATAACCCTTGGTAGATCATGTAACTTCTGAATAGGTATGTTTAATAAGTTAGAGTCTATTCTTTCTGCTATCTTTTCTTCTGCCATCTCCAAAGTGATGTACAAAACATTCTTACCTTGGAGTAAAGCACTCGCAGCAACATGGCACATGAACAAAGACTTCCCCACACCAGTGCCAGCAAGAGCGATGTTAAGAGTTTTATTTGGGAGACCACCCTTTGTAATTTTGTTGAAGAACTCCAAGTCAAATGGGATCTTCTCTTCTTTCTTGTGATAAAATTCAAATCTTTCTCCAGCATCTACAACATAATCATGACCAATATTTTGATCGAATGATACTCCTAATGCTTCACTTAGAATCTGTGGAATAGCTCCCTTATCTCTCTTCGTATCTTGACCGTCAGCAATCTTGACGCTCTCCATAAGCGATAGATATATCGCTCTCTCCTGACACCACTTCTCAGTTGTATCAACGAGCCAATCCAAGTCTGCTTCTTCATCGGATAAGACATTCAACACCTCCAATACTTCTTTGAACTGTTCTTCAGTAAGATCTGTACGTTCCTGACATTCTATACCTAACGCATTCAGAGAAGGCAAAGCATCATACTGAGTTATATATTCATGTATCTCCAAGAAGATAATCTTATATGAATGATCATTAAAGTAATCTTGCCTAATAAATGGCAACACTTTACGAGAGTATTCGCTATTGAATACTAGATTACTTAAGATAGTTACTTCTAAGTTCATACGTAGTGAAGATAAGAACCGATAATGTACTTTTTACCAGACACAGGCGGTTCACCTGCATGTCTGTACTGCCACGTTGGTGGGAATAAGAGCAGTCTACCACACTTAGGGGAAACTGCATAGTCTAGTTTAGGAAATGAAGTATCTCCACCCACCTCTACATCATTCAAATATAAAAAACCAACTAAAAATCTGCGTGCAGAAGGATAGTCCTGTACATCAACATGATCTTTAAATTGGTCGTAGTCATTATTATCATACATCTTCATACGAAATTCTTCGTATGAATACTGGACAGGAAAGTCAGCACCTAGATCCAGTTCTTTCATATATTTTTCTATGTACTCATCAAATACATTGAAGAGTAAATCTTGTTCAGCAACCCACTTGGGGTCTTTCTCATTATATCTCTCGGATATATTTAGAGATCTGAAGGTTGGCCGCTGTTCTCGATCAGTGTATATGCTGTCGGATTCATCAAAGTTTTTGATGATTGTTTCACATATAGATTGACCAAGAACATTATCATACGTTCTAACATAGTCAATAAGTTTAGTTGCCATAACGGAATTCCTTAGCAGCACACTCATCTAGTGCTTGCATTATTTCTGGAGTAAAGTATTTTTCAGGATTCTCAAGAATCTGTTTTGGATAAACACTAGAACTACCAACAACAATACGGTTTCCCTTCCGTTCAAAGATTCCGTATTTCTCACCCAGTTCCAATAGTCCGTAGTACCTGTCCAGTCCACGGTCATAAAATAATCTAGTTTCAACTTGTGCGTTCTCCTTTGTTAAACGAGACTTTGCTGCCTTAGCTTTGACAATATTTCCGATGACATCTTTACCGTCTTTCTCTTTCTTTTTCGAGAGGAATATGATTGTAGAAGCAGCATACTTAAGACCGCTACCCCCACCCATTTCTTTAGTAGGTACATACGCTCCAACAACATCATAAGTGTGATTAGTTACTAACATAGGGACATTTGCTTTTCCTAGTTTAAGAGTTAGGACTCTGAAGATAGACTTAACAACTTGTGCTCTAGTCATATCTCTTGTATCTTTACCTGCCTCAGTATCTTCTACCTCTTTACTGGTAGATAACATACCAAGAGAGTCAAGAACAAACATCAATGGTTGACGTTTCTCTTTTGCTTGCTCAAGATACTTGTCTAGTATTTTAATAGACTGTGTTCTAAATTCTTGTACTGTTGTTACAGGTACAATCATCATACGTTGAGAATCAATACCTCGATCCTCAATCATCTGCTTACTTATAGCAGACTCGGACTCGAAAAATATGACACCAGCATCGGGATTAGAGTCAAGGAAATGCTGAACAATGCCAAGGCAAAAATAAGTCTTACCAGTACTTGACTCTCCAGCGAGAGCAGTGATTTTGTTTCCTGGGATGCCTCCATAGATTGACCCAGATACAAGAGCATTGAAAATATAGCTACCAGTGTCGATAAAGCCGTCTGTATCACCAGCTGATACTCCATCGCTGACCAAGCTAGCATATTCATTGTCAATCTCCTTTACTATATCCTTCAGGAAGTTTGTCATCGTTAATAATTAGATTCGTAATGTAATTAGATCGCTTCATGGCCTTTACAAACCACTCTGCTTCTTCTTTCTCATCGAAAGTTTGAGATTCAGGATGTGCTCCTGCACCAAACGCTTTCTTGTATTCGACTATGTAAAGGGTCATCCAAATAAAAATTCAAGGTTAGCAACTTTTTCAGGCTTCCAACCAATAGTATCCATTATGACCTTAATAGGTTCCAAGAAACTCTTCTGGAATTGTAAGTCATAGTCCACCTGTTTGTCAAGCCCAAATTCTTTTGGTAATGTTTGTAAGAATGATATAACATTCTCATTAATCTTGTTAGGTGTCTTAAGATAAACAAACTTTATCTTTTCTCCATCCTGTATCAAAGGATACTTATGGATAAGTTTGTTCTTCTTGTTATAGAAATTATACAACAAAGATCCTCGCACGTGTATTGGCGTGCCTTTGCTATAGATCGTTGATTGGTTTGCCCACTTATTTATCCCATTGCAACCTCTAGGGAATGAGATGTCTTCAACAGGTAACTTACAAAATTCACTACGGAAATTTGCAATAAACTCTTGTGCCTCATCTTCATTCTTATTCATAATGACAGTAAGACACTCACGAATCTTATCTCTACATGCACCTGGTGTGGAAGACTTAACTGCTTCCAGACCCATGATCTTTAGTTTAGGTTTCTCATATCTAACACCCTCACTGTCCCATACGTTAAGGATGTATCTCTTCTTGGCAGTCCATATACCTTTGTTGGCAATGTTCTCCCTCTTCATGAACATCTTCTGGTCGTAAGCACCTACGTACTCGGCCAATTCTTCATAAGAACTCGTAATATACTTCTCAAGTTCCATCTCACAGATCTTATTAAGGAACGAGACAACGCTTTTATCAGTTTTCTCTCTCCCCTTGTATACACTTTCAACCAAAGGACCCAAGTTGAGGTAGATACTATCAGTATCACTAGCAATAACATAATCTTCTCCTTCTGTTTTAAGTATCTTATTTAGATACTGATTCATTTTGTTTTCAATCCAACGGATGCTAACCTGCCCACTAAGAGTAATCGCCTCAGCATTAGCCAAGTTGTAATATCTAAAGTACTGATTTCCAATGGCACCATAAGCCGAATTGAGCTGTATTTTTCTAGCCATTTGGATGTTATTGAATTTACTAATAGACTTTTGTAGTTCGGAACTTGGCTGAACTTCAAAATCCCGCTTCGCTTGAAGCATTTTCTTTTTATAAATCGTTCGCTCATCGTAAATCGTCTGCATCATTTGTGGTAAAAAACCATGTATGTCTTTACGGTATTGAGCACCGTTAGCACACACAGCAAAGTCTCCAGAGAAATCAATCTCTTGATTTAAGATCCTCTCAACGCTCGCACTGGGATGTCTAGTCTCCCAGAGGGTTTCTGGTGAGATATTGTACTGCATAATGAGATGAGGATAAAGGCTATTAAGGTCAAAAGAGACCACCCAATTATAGCGTCCTGGAATCGGTTCTTTGACATAAGCACCTGCGTATTTTTCATCTTTTTTTGCACCCTTCTTGGGAGGAACAACAATGTTTCTATCAGTAAGGTAATTATATATCATCGTGTCCCACATCCTTACCTGTGAGTACACATCCTCAAAGTTTACCTTCGCATCATAAGACATAGTAATTGCTAGTTCTAGCAACTTCATCTT